GCGAGATAGCACCCACTTTACTAGTTCGGCCAATTCTTTATCTCGCTGCATTTCAAATTAAAAAACGAAAAACTTGCTGGCGTTATGTGGAATGCTGGGAAACTCGCGACGATTGTAAGTTCGGCGCGGCCCTTCTTGATCCATGTCAAAATTAAATCCCAGATTGAATCGCGCTGCTTCATCGGCAAACACAACATTTTTTACTTGCAGCCGTATCAAATCCTCTTGCCCTGACGTCGTGAGCGATGGATTCACCAAGCGTATCGTAACGTCGTTTAAAGCCAGATCGTTGTCTTTGGCGAAACGCAGCGCCATGCCCTGAAAGTTTGAGACATCCACTGTCATCTGCGGTAGCGAGCCGTCGCCGCTTTGCTCCGAGACGCCGACGAGAAATGGCACAGCGGCGTACACGACATTATTGAAGGTAAGAGTGTCGGGCAGGTTGGTGAAATGTGCCGTTGTGCTTGCGTTTACAACGAGATCGACGCAATGGCACCACGTCGTATCTTCCATTGCGTTCTTTAATTGCAAAAAACTTGACGTCCACGTTTTCATGGCACCAGCGCATTCTCCGTCAGTGTGAATTGCGTCTTGTAAACATTACGCGCGACTTGTTCCATTTTCAGTCCATTCGGGTCAAAATTGACAAGATAAGTGCATGCCCACTTGGCATATATCTCCTGGCCCGATGACGGCGCGACGTTGAAATCCAATTGCCCCCACGTGCGCAAAGTATAATCCGTGGTAATGGACGTGACGCCCGTATCGGTTTTGAGCATGCGTGCCGAGAATGAGCTGGCGTTCAGATTTCTATTCGGCAGGTAGTATGCCGTCGAGCGGCCATCGGCGACACCAATCAGGCAGTAATTCTCCACCGCACCAAACTCCCCGCCATTCCAATAAAACGGTATCGCACCCTGATGCGCGGCGTGCAGCCCTTGCAACTCCTGCATGTGACTGCGGCTAATGGCGTCATAGGTAAGCGTGAAACGGTACATCGGCCTGCGTGCGCGGTTGCTGAGTTGAAAGGCAGTCACGTAGTCGGTGAGCACCGAGAATGTCATGGCCTCGCGCGTAAGCGCGTTAGGCGTGAATGAAAGTGTGAGCGGCGTCATGGTGCAATTTTTTCAATTAGCTGCAACAATTCATCTAAATCAGTACCGTGCATACTTGGATCTAAACATGCCCATGCTATGCTGCCAGTTGGACTAATACTTACTGTAATTTTCCGCCAATCCAAGCCTAAATAACCGTCATCTTCTAGCCTAATCTCTGGAGACGGAGCGTCCACAGAAAGTATTTTTAGCAGCGTTTCAAGCACGTTTTTTATTTTTGCTCCCGAAGAATCCCAGTAAACTCATGGTGCGTCCACCCGCCAATCATAGCGGCCACCCCCGCTGTCAATCTGTGTCGAGAATCGTATCGTCACGGCGTTTGTGCTCTTGCTGTATACCCATACCGTCGTATTCCAGCTAGGCGAAATGCCTGTCACGGCCACGCTATTGGACGCCAGCGCGTGCGAGAATGAGCTGATAGACGTGCCTGAGCCGCAGGCTACTGTGCCGAATACCGTGGTTGTCATGATCCCACGATACTCCAATCAAACCGTGAGCCACCGCTATTGGCCGGCGTTGCGAATGTCACCACGTTGAGCGATGCCGAGCGGCTAGAAATCCACCATGTCGTATTCCAGTAAGGCACGCCCGTTATAAATTGGCTTGTGGTCGTCATGTTAATCGTGGTCGTGCTCGCCGAGCCTGCTACCACGTTTGTGCCAAAGGACGTTACGCCCGTGACTGCGGACGATGTAATAACGCGGCTTATCGCTGGCACGGCGCGTGTCCGTGCGGCTAGTGTCTTGTGCCATACGGGTAGATGCTCGGTTATTCGTGCCGATGTGCGCAGGCCCGTCGCCATGCTGACTTGATGCAGCGTGGACGGCAGCGTGAGCGGTATATAAGTCCTGCCGACATTGGATATTTCTGATACCTGCGCCCGCAGCGCCATGCGCTGAATCGGCGCGTGCTCTGTCATGCGTGCCGAGATTTGCGCCCCGGCGTTCAAGGTAATTTGATACCAAGTCGGCCGACCCACCGGGTCCACAATCGCCCCAGGATTCTCGATTAACTGTATCTGCGCGTTGTAAAGACCAGGGCGAAACTGATCGAGTTTCAAGCCTTCTGGCGGAAAAAAGACTCTGTACCTGCAGCAATATGCAGCGCGTATATGATCGCCGCTGTACGGCACGGTATCGAATGTCAGCACGCCGCTGGCCGAGGTGAGCGATGCTATGGCGTGTGTCCATGTGGAGTCGGTATAAGATCCGCCTGAATAGCGGCGCGTCTTGACGGTATAACTCGCCGCGTCGATCCATCGGTTGGGCAGAAAATAGGTTTTGCGCACACCGTCGGCCTGCGCGATAAAACATTCGTCTATTAGCCCATATTGCCCGCCATCCCAATAGAAGGACCGTCCGCCTTGGAGAAAACCGAACAGCGCAGACAACGATTCGGCCTCGTGGCGGAGCAGAGGCCCAATGTCCATACTGAAGCGGTAACTTGGTCGCGGCGAATAATTGAATGCGTGGAAAAACCCTGGCAAGCCCGCCACCGTCGTGCGCGTCACGGCTTCGCGTGTAACCGTAGGGGAAGGAGAAAAAGTTAACGTCCTTGGTAATGCCATTCATTCGGGACTTTTCGTTTTTTAACCCGCTGCCAGCACGTTACTGACCCAATACCCGCTCGCTACGGCCACGATTCTGACAGTCTGCCAAGGGGTCGTGTGCTCTAGATACCCATTGACGCCATTTAACCGTTCGGTGCCAGGCGGGGTTATCCTCATGGTATTGCCCGTGGCGTCAATCTTAGTGGCCCAGTACACTCGGTTAAGCGCGACACTAGCTTGCGGTAATGTCAAAATCACTCCATTGATCGTAGCATCCACTGTCACTGCACAATGCGATTCAGTCAATGTGGTATCGCCCGTGATAGGCGTAACCTCTAAGTGCATTGAGTTTCTGACTCTAAAAGCGGGAATTACCACGGCATCATTTATCCCGTTGGCCCCGATCATCAGATTATTTGTCGCGTTGAGATTTATAAGGTCACGGAGGTATGCCGTATTGTCCATCTGCTTGATGGGCCGATCATTCGGCAGTGCCATTGACGCATAGGTTACGTCGCCATCGGATAGAACAATACCGTACTGCACCTTGCCGCCTAACAATCCATAGCCGACATCCCAATAGGTATTGTTGATGTTGACTACGCGAAAGGCCGCAGTGAGAGAACCAGCAATGCCCATTGCCTGAAACCCGATGTGGTATCCAGGTTCGGTGCCACGGCCGTAAAGCGTGCCCATCTGCGAATTTAAAGCGACGATGGTCGAGCCTGTTGCCGTATATTTTGCGCTGGCTCCTTCGTATTGAGTGACAAGATAAGACGATGAATCCCAAGCGCCCACATCAACCGTGATTCCGCCTATATCACCGCGAGAACCTTGACGGCCCACGATATACATTCCGTCAACCTGTCCTTCAACATTGCTGCTTTGCCAATTCTTTTTTATGGTGTGAAGAATGAGCGCCATATCAGATGACAAAGGTCCATTAGAGCCGCTGCCCGTGGGTTGCTCTGCTATGATATTGACTGTCGCAGCCGTGATGCCCACATGGCTCCCCATGTCGGTGCCGCGAAATATATAACGGGCCTGGCAATTATTAGTGGTCGGGTCATACCATACGCCCGCCATTGTGCTGTTGGTGGATAGATTAAACGGCGTCTTTAATGTACCGCAGCCCGTGAGCGTCACGCCGAGGTAATCATTGAGCACCGTGCCCCACGTATTCCCGTCGCCATATACTGTCGGTAATCTACTCATTTCGAATACAATCCTTCACCATAGAGTCCGCTACCGTAGGTATCGCCGCCGCTAGCGGAGATTGTCGTCACGGCAGGTACCTCGCGCACCGTAGCTCTCATGGTTATCGGCCATAGCGGTCTGCGCTCCACGATGCGCGGCAATCCTGCCATGTTGGCCGCCAATACCACCTGATAGAATGTCGTGCGTGCAGCTTCGCTGGCCACCAAAGTCGGGTGCTCGGTTAATACGAACTGCGCGTTGTATAGCCCTGGCCCGAATTGCTCTAACTGAATGCCCTGCGTCGGAAACTTGACGCGATACATGCAGCCGTACCGTGCGCGTACAAAATCCCCGCTGTAGGGAGCGCTGCCAAACGTCACCACGCCCGACGCCCCACGCAACGTGTAAGTGCCTGCCTGCCACGTCGATGCCGTCTGTGTCGTCGGTCTGTATGTCTGAACCGAGAATGAGCTTTGCCCGATATTGCGGTTGGGTAAAAAATACTCGCGCCGTACGCCATCGGCCAGAGCTACGAAATCGTAGTCGGCCATGCTGCCGTACTGCGCACCGTCCCAGAGAAATGTCTTGCCGCCCTGATGATACGCGTGCTGCGCCGATAGATTCTCCGCCTCGCCGCGTGTGAGCGGCCCCATATCGAGCGTGAATTGATAGAGCGGCCGATTGGTCGGATTGAATAAGTGCCGAAAGCCCTGCTGCCCAGCGCCCTCGGTGGCGCTGATATTCTCGCGCACCACCGTAGGTGCTGGAGTAAAACTGAGGGTGCGGGCAATAGCCATTCATTCAGCGATTTCTTTTCAGTACGTTAACCGTCGCCTTGCTCGTCATGCCGCCTCTGTCCATGTCGTTGTACACAATCTTGATTACATCCGACGGCCGCATCCCTGGATCGCGTGGAACCACATCCCCCTGAATAATGACTTGCGGCGGCGCTTGCTGTTGCTGTACTGCTACCGCCTGGCCTACACCCGCCGTAGCCGTCGCCGCACGCGTAGGTGCGGCAGTCTGCTGAAATGGCTGCAAGAATGATTGCGGTATTGCCTGCGCCATCGCGTATCGTTGTGTCAATCCGCCGCCATAACTCGCAAGATCGGATGCCGTAGGTCCAGGCGCATATTCACCAGTCGGACTAAGGCCAGGACTGCCAGGTGCACCACCCGTCGCGCCAGGCACTCTGCTAAACATGCCGACTACAGAACTGAATATACCAAGAATACTGCGAAAGAGGCTAAAGCCTTTGCCGCTTGCGTCGCTCATGGCCTCACTGATTGACTGAAGCATGCTGGATATAAGTTTCGTGAGACTCCCGAAGAAATCGCCAAACCCGCCTGCGGCTTTGTCCAGCATATTGGTTAAGCCTTCAGTCATCGTCTTGCTCACGCCGCTCATGCCTTTATCAATGGTAAACGTCCAATCCGTGAAGTCGGGCACGGGCAGGTTTTGTGATTTAGCTGCGGCACCTGTGGCAATGGCTTCACCTGTGCCGGGCATAGTGGGTACAGCGGCACCGCCGATACCAAACATGCTCAGAATACCGCCGCCGCTAGCAATGGATTTACGAAGTTGCGCAATGCTAGTGTCTAAACTTTCCTTGATAGGCACAGTGATAAGTGAATGGAGAATGCTTTTTAGAATCGTCTTGCCAATATCCTCGACAAGATTCTGCATGCGCTTGCCGAAATCCTCTGTGCCCGAAAGGACTTCATCAAACGCACGGTCCATAGAATTGACAAAGGCATCGCTCAAGGATTGAGCCATTTGCACCAAGGCATTTTTATTAGTGTTGATGTTATCAACCGCCGTCTTGTTGGCCTTGTTGATCGCATCAAGGGCCTTTAGTGCCGTATCTTCTAATTCAGGATAGAGCTGGATCAAATCGTTGATAGCATCGCGCTGCTCTTGATATTTTGCATTGACCTCGGCTATCTGGCGTTTGGTTTCATCGGTGATACCAGCAATGGCCGCTTCCGTGTTTAAATCTTTGATTTGTTTTCGTAGGGTGACTTCCTGCTCTTGGACTTGAATCGCACGCTTGCCGCGCGCATCTTCTATTTCCTGTAGGTTTCTATTCTCTTGCTCTATATCGACAATCAGGTTTTTCCGCTCTTGGAGAATCCGATTAGTATCGCGCCCCTTGCCTAACTCATCCAATGCCGTCTTGAATTTTACTAGCTCGCCAGTTAACTCCCCCTGTTGAATCTGTGCGGCCTTTAGTTTGTCGCCTACCAATCCTTCACGGATTATCTGCTCACCGATTAACGCAATCTGCTTTTGACGATTATCAATCTGGACTTCCAGCAAATGCTGCTGTGCGTCCTGCACGCGTAGCAACTGCGCGTCTTGCTCGCCTACCGATGCCTGCTGTTGTTTTAGCGTATCAAGCCTAGCTTGCTCCGCCTCGGCTAGATTCTTGGCCTCTGTCTCTAATTGCTTCAGTTGTGCTATGTCGGTTGCTTGCCCTTGCTCGCGTACCTGGAAAAGCGCCTTGCTTCTTTCAAGGCGAATCTGGTCAAGCTGTGCGGCTTTCTGCTGGTCGGCTAACGCCCTAATGCGTGCTTCATCAGCGGCGGGTAAACCCGGCATGCTCTCTTTTAATTTCTTAATCTCTGCGTCGCGTGCTGCATCTGCCGCCTTTGCCGTAGCTGCTAATTGAATCCTGAATGACGCTTCGAGTGCCGCCGTATTGCCTGTCTGCTCGAAGATTGCACGCTGCCGCGCCGCCAATGCGTCAGCCGATGCTTTGTCGGCGTCCGCTTCCATCTTGGCTTTGATCTCGGCAAGCGCCCGCGCCTGCGCGGTGTTCATCGTCGGTTCGACTTTGACCTGTACGGGCTGCTGATTGGCGGTGGTTTGCAGTTTGCCGATTAGCGATTTTAAGGCATCAACCTTGGCTTGCTGTGCGGCTGCATCAGTCGGCAATGGTACGATTGAGACTTTGCCTTGTTCCCCTGGAAACAATGGCCGAACCGTCGCGCCTTGTTTCATCAACTCCAGAATCTTTTGCTCGCGCTCTAATGCCGTCTGAAAACTTTTCAGTTGCTCTTCTGGCACGCTCGGTAGTTTAGGCACCTGCAAGCCAGCTATCTTCGCCCAATAGTCCAAGAAGTTTTGCATTACAGGCAAGACTTCACTGCCGAGTAGAATGACGAAACCCTTTAGCCGCTCGCTAACAGAATTGATCGAGTCATTGAATTTCTTGGCATCGGCTACCATCTGCTCATTCCACATCAGTCCCAATTCTTCGGCTTTCTTGCGTGCAGCCTCCAATCCTTTATCCGCTAATTCCTGTAGGACTAACGTCATGTCTCGGCCACCACGGCCAAACAACCTGAACTCCACCTCCGTCTGTTGCGCCGCTGATTGTAGCGCCATGATGCGCTTGGCGGTCAATTCGAGTAATGCACCTGGATTAGCCAACCCTGTGGCAATTTCATCCTCGGATATTTTCAAGTCGGCAAAGACATCACGTGCTTCACGGCTACCTGCCGCCGCTTGGCCTAGCGTGCGGTTAAATATGCGCAGCGAGAATTCGATATTGCCGAATGCCACGTCAACGGATTCAGCGGCGACTTTAATACCCGATAAATCCTCAAGGGAGATTCCCGTCTGCTGATGCGCCCGATTCATCTCCATGCCAAGGTCGGCAAAGTGCTTGGATAACAAGGCGGCTGCTGTGCCAACCACACCGATAACCGCGCCTACGCCTGTCAATGCGCCCATCAGAGTGCCAGCGCTCGCAACAGCATTAGTGAAGCCTTCAACGACTAATGACGTGGATTGAGTTAGCGGGCCGAAGCCCGTAATGCCGAGCGCGCCAGCCACCTGCGTCAATTCGCCCATCGCCTTGCTGACGGTAGCGGTAGTGCTGCCCAAGCCCTTCCATGCCGTGTTTAGGACTTCGCTGCTGGTGCTGGCCGTACCTGCGGCTTTCTCCAAACCAGAGAGACGTGCCTGTACGTCGGCAAGTTGCTTAGAAGCCTGATCGACGCCGACTATAAGGACTTCGATTAAATTCGTGCCAGCTTCTGCCATTTAATTCATTGACTCCCGCTCAACGATCAGCGCATCTTCGGCCGCACGGGCGCGCCGCGCCAAGGCAAGTGCTTCGCGCCGATTGCTAGTAAACCCTGTTTGTGGATTGTATTTCTGCTCGGCCTCATCGCGTGCCCGTATCTCGGCCGCCATGCCGAGCAGCATTACGTTATAGTCGAAGGCGAGCGCATCGTAGCCGTTGTCAAACGGCTCAGGCAGAAGGCTCGATGGCCTCTGGCCGTACCGGCGTGCCATCAAGTCCATTATCTCCGGTCCCTGCCTGCTGGAAAAAAAAATTCTCAAGCTGACTCATTGCCATGCCGTATGAATACTTCATTATCTCGGTTGCCAACACGTCAAGGTCGCTGCCTAAGTCAAGATGGTAAATCTGGTCTGGCGGACACTCGGCCTCCTCGCCAAACCAGACTTTGGGACTGATCGTGCCCTTGCTGATATAAAACCGCAGCGCCTTGTTTTCTGCTTCAGGATCGCTCTTGGCCTTCTCCATATACTGCGAGATGACGTCCTGCGTTGCCTCGGCCATTGGCAGGGCCAAGCCGCCTAGGTCTTGCAAGAAATCCTTGAAGCGCACGCGGCGTATCGTGAACGTCTGCCCTGAAAATGGCACCATCACGGTCTTGCTGAATTTGGTTTTGTCTATGTCCATGTGTTGACCTTTTTTCACAAAATAAAACTTGTATCGGTTATCGCCAGCGTGTTATATCCAACCGTATTATGATTGAAATGCTCAATCGCACTTAGTAATTTCAACAACTTACGAAAATCTTAGCTCCAGATCGTCATCACCGCTCGATTCATAACACGAATACCCAACCCCAAACGTCGCCAATCCACTCTTGTCCTGCCGCGCCAAAGTCTTGAACACGGCCTGCGATGCCACGATGCTAAAGCACTCGCCCTGTGCCACACCTGCCTGCGCGTAGAGTTGTGCCCCTGAGCTGGAGCGCCAGACATTAACCCAATCAAAGCTAGCCGCATTAGTCGCTTCGGGATCTACGCTACCGCCGGGTTGGCGCTCGGTAATCAAGCACTTGATGATACCGCTGCCCGACAACGCGTTAGAGGCGCGCTGCTCGAATATACGATTGCCCGTATTCAAGTTGAGATTTTCAATGACGGCGGTTAGCGATTGCACGAAGACGCTGCCGCTACCTACCCATCGTGCAGGCGTGGCCGTTGGCAAGCCGACTGGCGTGCCGCGTACCGTGCTGGCCTCGGTTGATAACTGGCCCCTGAAATTGAATTCCGCCACGAACGGGGTCGCCGCGACACCTACAAAATTGCAGTTTCCCATTGCGCCTACGATTCGGTGCTCGTATCCGTCCACATTAGCGACAAACGTCGCGCTGGATTGGCTTTGCACTCGGCTTACAGGTTTGTACGAGTATCCTGGTCGCCCGTTACCAGGCATGGACGTGACGAAGGTTTCTTGCATGCCGCAGGCGCGTAGCAGGCCACCTAACGGTGGTTTGACCGTGGCGCTATATGAGCCGCCTACGCCCTGCACAAAGCATTTAAAGGATATGCCGACGGGCCGTACTGTGCCGAATGGACGGCTAAAGCCTAGCGTGTTGAGTCCACCAGTCTGCTCTAGCACTTCTTGGCCCAGGTCGAGCGCGAACGGCTCAATCATGCGGATAGCCTGATAGCTGGTTGTTTCCTGCGGCGCTTGGTCGATACCGTAAGAGGACTCTACAGCGCTCAAAAGAACTTGACGACGGTTGAGTGCCACATCAATGGTAGCCATTTAGAAAACCTCCTGGGCGACTACGGGTCGCGCCTGCAAAATAGCACAAAGCTGAAAAATATGCATTAAACCGTTACTTACCAATCCCGCTATAAATCACGTATTCCGCCGTGATGCTGTGGTATCCCACATAGCCGTTATCAGACTCAGGACGGCGTACCGTCCAGATGACGCCCGCCGTGCCTAGCCCTACGCCCGTGCCCAAGTCCGTCCAGTCACGCACGAAATCGAGCAGGTGCCCGCCTAGAAAGAATAGCGCCTCATCCATTCTCTGCTTTGACTCGGCGTCGTAGATCCACAGTGTAAAAACCACCCGCGCCGTCAATGCCCGTGTCTGCAGGCTATAAGCGCCTGAGCCGCGCGCCAGATCCTCCCACGGCGATTCTACGTAATACTCAATGGCGGGCATGGCGGACATGGGTATCGGGTCGTCGGTGTCATAGATAATGTTTTTCACGTCGGCAAAGCGCTCATCATTGCGCAGTTTCTCGCCGATGGGCACTAAAAGTAATTCATAAACGTTTATGGTGGGTTGATTCATTTCAGGCTTTGTGCTGCCATCACAGACATTGGTATATAATAAGTCACAAAATCGCTTGTGGCGTGAATCTTAATTGTCTTAACAGGTTTTTGATCCCAAAAATCCTGAGTCATGTCGTAAATAACAGCTTCTTTAAGCCATTCCGCTTTGACTGCTGCCACTGTCCACGACTCCCAACCCGCACGTTTATCTGGCTCAATTAAGGCAGATTTAGGAATTTGTGCTCTAATAACGGCAAACTGGTGCTCACCCGCTAAATGTGCGGCTTCTTCGCCATAACGCATAGCCGTTTTCGGATGTGTCGCAACAAAGACATGCTTTTCAAATCCGCTATGTTCCCACAGTTCCCAATTTTTAAACTTACCTGTAACAATGCCTTCCTTAATGATGCTGTCTAGCCGACTTATTGGCGTCGCGTGCCATATGGTTTTCTGATCAGCTGGGACTTTGCCTCTAGATTCACCCGTCGGACTACAAGTCGGATCAATGCCGCCACCTTCGCCAGTAGGGCAATAAACATAGTCCCGATATTCTCTGGCAAAAAATCCTAAAAGGCTCACGCCGCTTCACGTCCTTGCAAGTAAATCAGCCCAGCCCGCAGCAAATCGCGCATCAGTATCGGGTCATTCTGTGTGGGCAACATTCGGCGGCGCACGATGCCAGGATGGTGGACAACCTGCGCATGCACGTAATCGCCTTTAACTTGCACCATTTCGAGCACACGGCCCGACTTCAGCAACTTTGTTTTAACGCCCTGTGACGTGGCCACCTTGAATGCCAGCGTGCCGCCTGGCTTGGCGTGAATCTCGTGCGGGCGTGTACCTAGCTCATGGTAAATCGCGTATTCAAGGTTGCTGCCCACGCTTGCCTGCACCGAATTCCAGCGCGGTATGAATGAGCCGCGCAGCCGCCCTGTGTCCAGTAGCGGCTTGCCCGTACCGCTGCGGCGGTTGGCCAGCGTGTTAGGACTAAGCGGCTTCCAGCCACCGACCATGCCGCCCTCACTTGAGAAATTCTTGTTGATCCAATTCAAGGCGAGTATCGCCCAGCGTGCGTGCAGGTCGGTGCGCGTTTGAATCTTGCGCGTAAGCCGCTCCATGATGCGCTGCATCTCGCGCATGCCGCGCAGTTCGACTTTAAGGCTTATCTCGTTGGCCATCTAAATTTTGGATGTTTCGCAGTTTTATCAATAACTACTACAGCGGGAAACGACTTCATCCCCAACAAATACATAGCATCAAATCGGTGCCCACCCTCGATAATGTATGGCCCTTGGTCATCAATCGCCACAATTAAAGGATTGATTTCTTTGTTTTTACTAATTTGCTTTGCCAATGCTGTGGTGCTGTCATCACGTGCTGGTTTATATTGCGGGTCAAATGCGGATAACGGCACTTCGCGTATTCCTGGCAATTCTTCATAGTCGCTCAAAGAAGCACTGATTGACCCTAGATTCGGCACATCCTTACGCACTTTCAGTCCAGCCACCACATTGCCAGCACGCTTATATTCATCATGGCCTGTGGCACTACCATGCGGACTACACGTTGGATCAACTCCACCACCTTCACCGTTGGGACAATATTCGTATAGCCGCTTATATTCTTCGGCAAAAAATCCTAAAAGACTCATCGCGGCCAATCCCACCATCCCGTACTGTCTAAATCCGCCTCAATAATATTCCAGTCCTGATGCTGCAGCGGGAAAGGCAGTTTGTTAAACGTCGCCCTACCGCCCGAATTGTCCAGCCCGCCTGTAAACGCGCTAATCTTGCCGATATTCACCGCCGTGCCGTCCACGGTAATCTCGCCCGCGCCTACGGCCGTCATGTACGCCATGAAATTGTCGTAGAGTTTCTGAAAGCTAGGCGGGATCTCGCCTTTCTCGGTAGCGCCGAAAGTGCCGAATAGCGTGTAGATCGCCATTATCTCTTCGCCCTGCGCGATGTAATTGGTCGGCGGCGAGAATGGCACCGCCGTTATGTGGCCAAGGCGTGCGTTGATCTGATCATAGGCGGCCAGCATGTGCGGTGCCACGTCGTGCTCGGTTAGGTCGCCGCGGCCTATGAGCTGGCGCGCTACGCGCATGACGATGCCCTTATTGCCATAGCTGTAAAACGACACTGGCTCGGTCTGCACGATTTCAAACATCTCGCGCTCGCGCACGAATAGCGACGATTGCGCGGTGCCTGAGCCGTAGGCAAGCCACTCCGACATATAGAAACCACGACTGGACGGCAGTTGGCGAAATATGAAGAAATTGCCGCCTTGAATACTGCCGCCACTGATTGTCACCGTAACGCCGCTTTCAACGCCCGTCGGTATGAGCAGCGAGCCGTCGGTGTTGTAGAGATTGAAGCAAACGCATGACGGTATGCTCACCGTGTCGCGATAAGTGAATTGGCGCAGATCGCCCGCCTCGAATCGCTGGATGTTTTGGGATAGGTCTATTGCCATGCCAAAATCCCTTTATATTTCAACATGCTTGACATTGAAAGTCGAGTATGATATGATATATATGTAGAAAGGAGGTGATATATATGAGTATTCCTGACACCGTTAAACGCGGCGATTCGATACGAGTTAATAATCGCCAAGGCATACCGTACAGCACGACGGTATTGTCTCCGTGTGAGAGCAAGGACAACGGCCATTGGGCTTGCGTAACTCACACGGAAGACTTTGCCAACAACATGATGAAGGACGGTCATCTGGACACTCGTGGCAAGCATCGGCTTGTATGGATGTGTCACGAGCACGGCCCGGAGGAGCCGTAAGCCCGCGCTGGCGGGGTCAGAAATGGCCCCGCCTTTTTTACTCCACGTCGCTATCACTGTCTCCCCGCTTCTTCATATCGGTCCTGCTGCTGTGCGCCTCAATATGGCTAGAGCGCGGCTTAGTTGAATGTGATGTGCGCCTTAGTCCCGCACCACCCCTGAAAAAGCCCGTCACGCGCTGCCATGCCAGATGCATGGACGTGCCTTTGGTCGTCTCACCTCTGAAGATACTCGGTATCAGCGTTACCGCAACGGCAATCGTGCGATAAAGGCCCATTAGCTTGCTCAGCGACGGCGTTAATAGCGCAGCGCCAGCCAAGAGCACGCTTAACGCCTTGCCCAATGTGAGCGCAGCCACGGCCATTGTGGCGGCCGCGAGTATCTTGAAGCGCCCTTTGACGATTGCTGCTGCCAGGATTGCCTGAGCCGCCACGGTACGGCCAAAGGCGAGCATGCGCGTCAAGGCGGGCGTCAATAGCGCCTCTGCCGCCATGCGCAGCGTGAGTGTCTTGATTGTGCTGATGGATGCCACCGTCATCATGGCCGCTGCCATGAGTTGGCGAAACAGGCTTAGACGTATTCGAATTGTTGCCGCAAGTATTATCCCTACCGCCAATGCCTGCGAATAGGTTTGCGCGACAAAGCTAGTGACACTGCGGCTAATCGCGCCTACGGCTATGGTCACGGCACTAAGGATTTTACCGATAAAGAATGAATAGCGTACCGTGACAATCGTGGTGGCGCTTAGCGTGCGCGCAAACGTAGCTATGCGGGCAAGTCCAGCGGTTTCGATAGCGCTTGCCGCCAGCGTTAGCATTCTGAATAGCCCTAAGCCGAAAGCCGCCGTTTCTACGACTTGAGCCGCCAGATTCTTGCCGATGGCGCGCGTAATGGCTGGTGTGGCAATCAGGCTTGCCGCTATGGCCTGCAGGTAGAGCTGAGTCGCGCTGGTAATCCGCGTCATGGCGGCACTACCCATCGTAACGGCCGCCAGCGCCTGCAGGTAAAGCTGGGCCACGCTGCTAATACGCGTCATCTCAGCCTTGGCTACAGTAATGGCATTGACGGCCTGAAAGTATAACTGTGCGCCGCCTGTAAGCGCCCGCACGATTGCTGCCGTGGCGATAGTGGCGGCACTGACTAGCTTGCCGATAAACCTTGACTGACTAGCTGTGGCAATCGTCGTAGCGCTCAGTGCGCGCGCATAAGCGGCAATGCGGCTTAGGCTGGCCGTTTCGATAATGGTTGCCGCTAGTGTAGTGCTGATACCCTTGACAATCGCTGCCGTCTCAACGCATGCCGCCACCATTGATTTATAGGTGCCTTTGACAAACCGCGCCTCGGTAATCATTACGGCTTCTATTGCCTGCAGATAGAGTTGTGTGGCGCTGGTCACGCGGGTGAGCGCGACTTTGGCAATCGTGCTTGCGCTTAAAACCTTGCCGATAAAGAATGAAAAGCGTGCCGCGCCAATGGTGCTGGCCGCTAGCGTGCGCGCGTAGGTGCTGATGGTAGTGAATGCGGCTGACTCGATTGCCGCCGCTGCCAATGCACGCGAGAAGCTACGGGCAGCTGCTAAGGCTGGCGTCTCTATGATTGCGGCTGCTAGCGCGATACCATGTGACGTAATCCTGCTGATTGCGGCATTACCGATTATGGCCGCAGCAAGCGTGTGCGATGCGCCTTTGATGGTGCTGGCAAGGCTGATGGCGTTGGCCGCAAGAGTCCTGAAGAAACTGTTTTGCCGTGCTACTGCCGCGTTCATAATGCTCTTAGCCGCCAATGGCTGCTGATAGAAAAACGGCCCGACTTGCACCACCACTGCGCCCATGCGCCCAGCCGCGATAAACGGGATTTGCCGTCCACCGATTGCGCCAGTTGGCGGTGGTGGCGGCTCTTCGCCTGCGGCTGAAGGTACGGCATTGGGAAAAAGTAAGAGTAATGACACTTCACTCTATGCCCCGAAAAATCCTGACATGCCCATTGCGTCTACCATGCCGCCCGGCGGCACAATTACCACGGGTGCACCGCCCGAATAGTAATACTCGGCCGCCACATACCCTAAATCGGCTTGTGCGCCTGTGCTGAACGTAAATGTCGTGCCTGTAACCGCATTGGCGTAAAATACGCCTAGCCCTGTAGTGGGCGTGCCGTAAGTGCTCACTATAGTCGTCCAGCCTGCTGGCGGCGTGAATGTCGCCAGGGCGCCTGGCAGAGGTATGCCCACTACCACCGCATTGCCTGAGTTTACCGCTGGAGCAAATGTCACAACTGGGTTTGGCCCGACGCTTGTGACATTCAGTACCTGCCGTGGTGCATAGCCGACCTCTTGTCCCGTAATTTTCAGCATGGTGGCGCATAGCCCGCCCGCCGGGTCGCCCCCAAAGTCAAAAACTGGATAAAGTGAGGATGGCGATGCGGAGACGTCCATCTCGTACATGCACACCGAGTTGCCAAGCCCCTGCGCGTTCTGCGATGCTATCTGGGTGAATGTCGCGCCTGTGCCAGTAAGTGACCCCGTTACCGTGCCTGACGCGTGTGCAATGGCAACCAGCAACGCATTGGCCGTCGGCGCGAAGGCCTGCATGGAATAGATCGCCGTGTTGGTAGTGATCCCGATGTTGCTGGTAGCTAGTGTGATTGCGACTGCCATTTAGGGTGCCTCGAAGCCACCAACACGCACGTAGATTTGTGCCGCTGCCGATATATAAACGCGCAGCGCATTGTTAGCGTCACCGATTTCAGGGTAGGTAAACGCCATCAATGCCCCAGGCTTGCTACCGCTCGAGGGCGAAAGTTCGCCATGAAAAATTGCCGTGCCAGACCCGACAACAGGAGCCTGCGTCGGGCCTGAGTTTGAAAAATACAATGAAACATAAGCCGATGTATTACTTCCAGCCTGAATCGTCCAGTCAGTGATGACTATTCTAGCGCCGACTCCAGGCGACCATACGATTGTCCCGCTAGATGGGCCAATATACGATCCCCACCGCGACTGGCGCATCGGGATTGGCGCGAACGGCACGGTAAGGAGTCGGCCGTATCTGTCAAAACAGGCATTAACCCTAGTGCCGCTATCGACTGCGGATGGAAACGCAGATGTTGTGGCAAAGCCGCCAATCTTCATCGGATAGCCAATATCCAATGAGCCGTGCCCTGTATCGCCTTGATTGACTACCGCAGGCGAGCTAGCATTTGTCGCCCATACACTGCCGATAATCGACCACTGGCCTGCCTGCGTTGCTGCAACCGAGCCGACCCAACTGCCGCCTGAAATTGCCACTGAGCCGATAATGCTTTGCAGTCCTAGTGCCTGCGTCGGTAATGGATTGGCGCTGCTAATTGGCGTGAGCGAGCCGACGTTGCCGTCTATCAGCTTGAAGTATTGAAAGTGCCCTGCTGTACCGTGCGATTCGGTAGCGACTATGGGTGCAATCGCGCCAGCGCCAGTTGCAGGAATTGTCACACTCATTTGCTTTACCTCATACGCGCTGAATCACGCCTGACCATTGTGTATTCATTGCTGGACCCGCTTGGTCCTGCGCGAATATGCCTGCCAATGCCGCCCAATCGCCTGGCGGCGTGGCCGAACGACTCCAAATAAAGGTTACTGCCTGGGTATCATTAGTTCTAAAATTGGCCTGCCCGGTATCGTGGCAGAAAAAAGACAATGCAGTGCCATCTTCTAATGTTGCGCCAACCCACCAATAGGGAGTCATAAAGTATGGCGTGTGCGCATTGCCATCGGTCACGCAGTCGATTTCCGTGCCTTCGGCATGGTCCACATGGGCTATAACGATCTGACCAACAGCGGTCGGTGTCACCGTAACGGTAGTTAGGTCGCCCGTCGTGCCTTTTTGCCCAGTCGCGTTTTGCCCGCTTCCGGCTACGTAGCTGTTGGCCCCGAAGATGTCCATAAAACAAATCATTGAGCCGGTAATGTTCCCCGTATAGGTGACTGTCGGGCCGGACATCGTAGTGGACGTTATGGCGTAGGGTGCGTACCAAATTTGGTGGTTTCCCGCAGTGAGATAATCTACCGGGCTATTATCGATCTCGGCCCAATCGTTGTTGTTGCCGTCAGTGATACCCGTAACGATTGTTTTTCGTGTTCCTGTATTGCCAGCGCAACAAGCCACCAGCAATCCGCCAGTACACGGAGTTTGGAAAGTCACGGGCGACGCTACCTCGTACTCACAATACTGAACATGAACGACTCGCGGCGTTGCGGTAGGCGCCGTTCCGGCCGATGCCGACTTGAACGCGACGGCAATGGAGTTGTAAAGCACCGACGTGCTTGCCGTAATCGCTGGGTTGGTTACTCCCGCCGTTACTACACCGTATTGAGTTGCTACGGGTAGGGAGCCATACCCTATCGGCCTACCCTGCAAAATCGCGCAACCGAGGTCAAATCCCGACTGGGCGCTGAAACTCGTCTGCGCAGTAATGCTTGACGAAAAAGCCGCCTGATAAACCAAATACGGAGTGCCCGCGCTAGCATTGCCTGCAATCGTACCTGTTGCCTGCCAAGCCGTAGAAGTCCCCGATCCAATGATTGAGGTAACATCAGCGGCAGTGGTAGCTACATTGTAAAACTCCGCTGCCGCACCTTGGACCCAACCTATGGCA